GCAAAGATGTTATTATACTTACTTGGGTCTACATACGTCGTTAAATCTTCTATTCCGCTAGCTCCTTGGTCATATCTTCTGTTTAATGTCATAAACATACTATTTCCTTGTTCTGCGAAACTCCCTCTTGTTTGATTTACATTTGTCATATAGTTTATCCATGCTGGTTGTTTACCAGCAGTGCTATATGTTACATTTCCACTAGCATCACATTCCGTATCAAACCATGCCATTTGGTCAGTAATTAAATCTTGATATCCTATTGCATCTAACGCTGGCTTATGCAAATCGTTCATTGTTTTTAGATTTGTATCCCATTTATTACCTTGACTATAATCTATTCTTGGTGTTAAGCTTACTAGTCCAATTATATAACTTGGCTCATCTACCTTAATTTTAATTTTACCACCTTTATTCTTTCCAGTCAATCTTCCACGTCCAGCTAATGTTCCTAACGGTTGGTCTTCTCCATTTACTGTTGTATCACTCATACTTACTACTTCCTCAAACGCTAGTTCTTTTATCAAACTTCCATGATAAATAGGGTTTTCACAACTTTTCGCTCTTTCATGCGTATATACTGCGTCTAACCAGTCATCATAACTTCCACCACTTATCGCGATTCTGTTTAACATGTTATACACTTTATTTGCTAAGTTTAAACTATCTATTGTAAACTCATCTCCAGCCGTACTTACTGCCGTTACTTCATTAATTCCATTACTACCATCAATCCACTCTGTACTAATCCAGTTATTGAATAAATCACTTTGATATGTTTTGATTCCCAGACCTTCTTGACTAGCTAATTTATAATATGTTGCATCTCCACCTGCTACTGTTCCACTATCATAACCAAGTCCTAAACCATACGGCGCTGAGCTTGTTCTATTTACTAAGAATGGTGTTGTTTCTCTTACTGCTTCTAGTATATCCATTCTCATATCATCAATATTATCTAACGGAAATTCTGTCAATTGTGGTGTTCCTAATCCAGCTTCTTCTGTGTTTTCTACAGTTGTTTGTTCACTTTTCCACGTTTGGCTACTTGCTTCAGTCCCTGTATATCCTCTAAATGTTGTTGTATATGTTTTATCTTCATTTTGTACTTGTACTACTTCTTCAAATACTGTTACACAATCAACTCCTACACCAGCTATTTTTACTGTAAATTCTTCTGTGTTCGGTTTTCCATATGCTTGATTACTATTATTATATTTTGTATGAAACACTAATGTTGTTGCTACATTATATATTAAATCTGATAAATCTCCACCTGTCCCTGATGTATCTACCGTAACCTCATTTGCATTTATATTTCCATATTCATTTATTGTTCCCCCATACGTTCTAGTTGTTAGGTCTGCACTTATCACTTTCATTGCATTATCTAAGTCAGTCGCATGTATTACATATCCTCTTTCTTCTTGCTTATTAGCATAGTAATTTTTATATATATCCCAATATCCTAGATATGGTATTGCATTAAAAAATCTATTTCCATAATTTCCCGATGTTCTTCCTAGTCCTCGTATATTTAAATAACTATATATACTACTTGAGTTTATTTGTTGATTATCACCTTTTGTTTCGTCATATGCATTTACATACATTTGTATTTGAGGCAATAATATTTGACTCATATCCATTCCTATATTTAGCATATTCATGTGTAACTTTCCATTGTATAATCTTATTGGACATTGAAACACATCTAATTGCACTTTATAACTTCCGAATAACGGTCCTACTGTTGGTAACGTTTTTACATCACAGTCTAAGTCTATATCGAAACTATCTCCTGGCAACGCCACTTCGCTCATAAATGGCACTAATGTCCCTGATGCCATTGAGCTTCTCCATATATATCCTAAGTCATGACTTGACCTTTCGTAATTTCTTAGACTTACTTCTTGTTTATTTCCGGAGCCTAATCTATCTCCGCCTATTTCTGTTTTCATACTTGTTCTTTAATTTTGTTGTTCATTTTTGTTTTTACATCTTCTAATAGCATAATTACTTGCACTATTCTATTCCACGTAATTTTCTCTAACTCTTTAATTACTTCATCTTTTGATTTTGCTTTTTCAGTTAATCTATAATCTCCCATCACACCGAAGCTTTCTCCTTCAATTGTAATTACATGAAAAGGACTATCTTTTATTTCTATCCTTTCAATTGTTTGTTTATTACCATCTCCAGAGTCTTTGTTGTTTACTTTCTTCGCATTCGGTTGTAATTGTTTTAATTTTGGTTCTTCCATCTTTACTGTATTTAGTTGTTGATTTAATTTTTACGTATTCTCCGTTTTCTAATCTTCTTTTTAGTATGATTTCTCCCGTTGCCGTATCCACGTACATGGATTCAGTTTTCCAGAGAGGCTCCTCATAGTTATACCTCCTTTCTTCTTTTCTTGATTTGATTAAATGATTGTATTGTTCTCGATTATATCCCATTTTACTTAATATTCTATAGGACATTTGTCCTATAATTTATACTATGTTCAACAGGTTACGTAACCTGTAAACTTTTTGGCTTTTTATCGCCTTTTTTTTACTAATATACACTTTTTTTTATATTCACTCTACCTCCCCCACTTTATTTCTCTTTCTCCAGGATTTTTAACCTGGCTTAATCTCTATTTTCTCCTGGACAAACTTTTTTCTATTTGTTTCATTTTCAAGCACTTAACCTTTCATTTTTTCCATATAACTTTTCTAACCGTTCCAATTTCTTTAAATTTCTACGCTCATTTTCATATCTTTTAAGTTCCCAATTTTTCGCATCATCTCCATATCCTAATCTTTTATTTTTTTGTCTCATCATTTCTAAAAGCTTATAATACTCTTCTTCTCCTTGACTTATATCCACTTTCACTCCACATACATATCTTTCTTCTTTATCTAATTTTTCTAACCAGAGACGTTCTCTTTCGTCTTCGTTATAGATTTTATTCCTATAATACACTGGTAGAGCTAACTCTACTCCCTCGCGAGTTTTATAAGTTTCTATCGTTTTTTCTTTTTTATACCTATTTCTCTGACTATCTCGTCTATTTACATATTCTTTACCAATTCCTTGACTTGTAAATATCTTACTATTATACGTTTTATGACTTGCATCTACTTTATTCACATATTTCACGATATAATTTATCGTTTTCGCATTCACATACTCTCCAATCCAAATCTTTCCATATTTCCATATATCCCCTATATCCTTCACTTTGTCTGTCCATACAATACCATGCATATGCACTCTTTCTGTGTTCGCGTGTCCCAATTCGGTTACTAACCAATGTCTCAACGTCTTTCCATATTTTTTTCTCCATCTTTCTGTATATCTTCTAACTGCTAATCTGCATATTTCATTATCTCTAGCATAGCCACTTAATTTTTTTATTTCGTTATCTAGTTTTTGCAACTCGTGTTCCGAAAACGTGTAAGTGACAAACTTCGCGTTTTTGTTAACTCGAATATCTTCTTGCAGTCTTACTTGCCAGTTCCTTGCTTTTTGTTTTTTACACTCTATACATTTTCCACACCCCACAGGTACCATCAACACCCTTTTGTCTTGAATAGGGGGGATGTTCCCCCCATTCTTCTTTGTTTCAGTATACTTCCTGTTTCGTATCAATCTCGGATACAAACACATATTTTAGTTATTATAATACCAATCGTTTTCTTTCTTGAACTTATTTAGTTTTTTCTGTAGTTCCTCATATCGTCCATCCATATTATCCATTCCAAATGCATTTTGTTTATCTTCCCATGTTGCATTTATCATCCAATTATATGCTTCTTTAAAGCTTCCTAATACACTTTTCAACCCTTTTAATATTCCAAATTCTGATGGACTTAAGTCATTTTTCTCGAAGAAGTTTTTATCTTTTTTTAATATATCTCTTTCAATTTGTGCTTTTTCTTCTTGTGTTACTTTTAACTTTGTTGATGCCTCGATATCCAATTTACTTGATTTTAAATTTTCAATATCTTGTTTTATTTTATTTTGTCTAGTTCCACTTTCATCAGCTTCATATCCGCTTTTTGCTTCTGCATTTGCATTATCACTATTTGCTTTTGCTTCTAAACTTTTAATCTGCGCTCCTACTAATGCATTTTGTAAATCCATTACTTTTCCTTGTTGACTACTTCCCATGCTTGCACTTCCACCACTTTGGCTTCCTGTTGTTCCACTTGCTCCCGCACTTCCATACATTAATGCTGGGTTTAATCCCGCGTCCATCATATGTCTTTTTTGTGCTCCATAATTCGTCTTGTTCCACATATCAAACTGCAAATCATGTCCTTGTTGATTTAACTGTCTTTGATTATTATACTGTAATTCCATCAACCTTCTATTGTTTCTGTAATTTCTTCTTTCTGATAGGTGTCCGCCTATCATACCTAGTACTCCACTAGCTACACCACCCCAATTTTTTCCACTATTATTATCACTCATTTTCTATTATTTTTAATATTATTATTGCTATCACTATGTTCCACATATTTTCTTTTTTTCGCGCTTTTTTAAAGCGATTTTTATCCCTTGATATATAAGAACAGATGCGTACCACTCTTATTAAAATAGGGGGGATGCCTTACTCGTAACACCCCCCATATTTCTTACTCAGCTTTGCTCGTACCTTCTGTTGGCTTAGCTTCGCTAACTTTATCCACTTTTAACTGTACTACTTTAGGCTCATCAACTTTTGATATTTTGCCCTTTGCATCTCGTTTGGCTTGGATACTTCCTTCTACTTTAGACATTGCTTCACTAGCAATTTCCCATCTATCTGTCCTAATGTTATATGCACTTTTCACACCTTCTTTACGTTCCGTAAATATTTCAGGCGCCCCGTCACTTATTGGCTCTTTGTTACTCACAATTCTCTCAATCTTGTGTTCTATTGGCTCTCCTTCTACAGTTTCTACACTTGTTAGGCTACTTTTATTCGGTTTTCTATATTTATATCCCATTATTTCATTTTTTATAGGTTAGGTATTACTTTCGCACTCATTTTTCTTCTAGCTAGTATCTTATTACTAATTTGTACCCAGAAATTTTGACTATCTAACGCTTCATCTGCAAA